AGAGATCTCATCGTTTTTCGGAACAAAGGCTAAACGACTACCTTGAACTACATGAGCTGGCCCGTAGTTGGACTCCCGGAAAGATTCCGCCGAGTCCCATTCTGGGTATGCTTTAATGTAGCTCTTGTACCAATGGTACAAAGATAGATCACTACAGGATAGCTTAGAGGAGAACAACTTCGTATAGAAGTCGCCTCCAGAAGCAAGGGCGTTAGCCCCAGGCCCGACCTTACCTTTCGCAAGGAGGTCGTGTGGGTGATCCAGTAATGGAAAACCACGCCTATTCCAGAAGCTCCACATGACGTCTTTAACGCCATTCAGGAGCATCTCTGCCTTCCAACTCTCTTGATCAGGGAGAGTTGTATAGTCAGGTAGTGCCCAGTCTTTACAAGCGTTATTTACTTGTAAAAACTTTTCAAGAGCAGCCGAATCAGCCACCGCACTGTTCTGAACCTCAAGCTTTTTGAGGAAAGAATCCAGTATCGATAAAGCTGAAGCTTCTCTCAGGGTGATACCCGGCCAAGGATCCATCTTGGAAGATGGAAGACCTTGATCGGCTAGATCTTCTCTGAGGTAGGTGAACAACACTTCGGGTCTGTTTGCCACAACGTGTCTCCAACAAAACGTAGAAACCCAATCAATTAATTCTTGTAAGAATCAACTGAGGGCAGACGTTCAGGATTTTCAATTCCCTGAGCGGCCGTGGTGAGAGCCGTAAGGAAGTCTTTGAGACTTCCCGAGCCGGTCACATAAGCAAGGAGCAATCCGAGCGGAATTAACCACTTAGACCATTTCTTACTCATGCAATACCGGTTACGATACTATCTCCAAGATCGGCACTCTCCTCAGAAAGGAGACCGATCAAGAAAGACAGCATCGCACGGACCTCAGCAGGTTGATACGTTTCCATACCAGCCGGAACGTCAACTGTCAAACGACAGATGGCGGTGACTGGTACGCCAGAGGCAGCTTCTCCGCCCTTTCGGACGATAAGCTTCCACTGGTTGTTAGGGACTGACGCTCGAAGACCAGTTATAGCATTTGCTGCAGGCAGCGACTGAAGAGTCGCCGGCTTGTAGAAAGTTGCCGTAAAAGGTCTAGAAAGCGTCGACGATGTGACACCAGTCTGCGTACCGCCTAAAGCGGTGACGGTTTTCTGGCGCGCATTGATCGACGGACCGATATCATCAGCTACCGTATAGGTAGGTGTGGTGAGGCCGGTTTGGTCGGACCCAGTGATCGAACTATCAGGTGACCATGTCATAGGTTATCCTTAGTTAGGTCAAGGTACGAGGTTAACTAGTATAGTCTACTAGTATGATCCGAACTCTTAGCGAAGAGAACGGGCTATGCTTCGAGACTGTCCTAGAAGAGCCGAGACGTTGAGAGATTGGTGACTACCGGGAAGTTTAAACGTCAAAGACGGCATAAACCCACCGATGTACCGAG